CCTTGAGACGGTTCAGGGCATTGGCTACTGGGTCGACTTACCGAGAGTCCAGGGGAAACCGAAACGCGTAAAGTGGTTGCGCGTGAATCGCCACCAGTCCCAGGAGAAGCACTGGGACATGCGGCACCAGAACGAAGCAGGGAAATCAGGTAGTTATCTGTTTGCTTTGCGCTTGGGTGGCACCAACAATTGGGTTAAAGAGTTTGCTGTTTTTCATGAGGACATCATGTATGATGCGAACCCACTTGCACATTATGGTGATGTGGCTTACATCCCCGTACCCGTGTCGGCGCTGTGCCTAGCCGAAGGGGATGTCGATAAGCGCTGCAAGAGTGTCGTTCTGGGACCACCTAAGGATGGTGAGGTGGGTCAAATGCCGACGGTCTACGAGGATAAGTGGACCGCTGTTTCTGGCACGTTGGCGTACGAGGGAGGTACGCTGATAGGCATAGCGGCTTCCACAGCCGCTGGAGATTGCTGTGCTCCCTACTTTGACCGGTTGGGGCGCATGGTGGGCTCCCATCGCATAGCGAGAGTACGGTTTGAGCGTGGCTTTTTCCCAGCAGCAGACATTATGGACAACCCCAGGCCTACCCGCGAGCGTCAATGGTGCTTGACTACCAAGTCGAGCATGGAAGGCCTCACTTACTTGGATTGGGAACGGGCGACGCGGAAGGATGAATTAAAAGTCGTCCCTCTGCGCCATACCAACCCGGTTCTGGGAGTGGAACATGTTGTGCTTACGCCCACACCGCCGATGGTGCGGGCGGAGGTGAGCAAATTCGAGGTTGAGCCAGAGGTCAATGCGGAGAAGAGCAGCGTTTGCGCCGCGTTCGCGCATGTGGCGTACACGGACAAGGCGAGAGCCTTTACCGCCTTCCGCGAGCCGAGTGTTGATGTGCTCGTGGAGGTCCTGAGAGAGGGCTTGGATATGACCGCGAGTGCGGGGCACGGTCGCGGTCGCCAGGGCGAAGAGTTGAAGTTGTTGGGCGCGTCCCTTGGCGCGGATGATGAGGCTAGCATGGAAGCAGGGCTGCGACAGTTGGCGGTGGATACACTGGAGAGGTTCCACTTGCTGTTGAAAGGAGAGTTGCAGCACTACACTTGGACAGTCTTTGGCAAGAAGGACAAGTACAAGTTGAAGAAGCTGAACGCACGGCCCATGCCCGACACGAGGAGTATACAAGGCCCCCCGATGGAATTGAAGGCGTTGTATCTGCTGTGCTATCAAAAGAACGACGCCGCTTGGACCGCTTGCTGCGATGAGTATGAGCCGGGTGAGAATCCGGCTGAGCCGTTGCGGCAGGAGTTCCTTGAGGCTATAGTTCAGAGTGTGGCAGCAGATGCGACGGACGTGACGGGTTGGGATCGATCAGTTCCGGCTTTGTTCCTTGAGATGTATTTCATGTATTACATGAAGATGCTGGATCCTATGCTGCCTGAAGCGGTCAACCGTTTTATGTTTGAGGAATGCAGCGAGACCTTGATGGTGCTGCCGGATGGGCAACGCGTTTGGAAAGATGGCGGTATGCCATCTGGATGGCCAAATACCATCCGGGTGAATTCAGTCATCAACCGAGTGGTTAGCTACATCCTGGCGCTTGAGAGGGCGAAAGATGAGGGGAGGCACGTGAGCTGCGACGAGATAGATGGAGGAGTCTTTGCGCGGTTTTGTGGTGACGACCAATTCCGCTTGCTTGGGCCAGGGTTCGAGTGGGCGGCTGATGATCGTTACTACGAGCTTGCAGCGGAGATTTTCCCAGCGTGGAAGATCAAGCGTGAGGGGCATGTTCGTCGGGAAGACTGTGAGGGTCTTAGGGATTACATCCTTAGGATCCCCACATTTGTCTCCCGTACTTTGGTGCCCATGCATGGCTTGGTGTGGCGTGTCCCCTTCGACTTGCCAAGAACGTTCGCGAATTTCCTGCATCAGGATCGGGATGAGGACAAAGAGCTGTTTGAATCAAAGAAAATGGGCACTGAAGTGTGCGCATTGCACTTGCTGGTTTGGCATCGAGACGGCTTGCTAGAGAGTGAGTATCTCGATCGCTATATCGAACAGTTCCCGCCTTCCTACATGGAACTTGAGCGATTGTACGATGGCTTGTATACGCTTGGTAACCTTCGACTTTGTGGCGATGAGGAGGGAGAGAAACAGGTGCGGGCAGCGTGGTTGGAGGCTGCCAAGCGACTGTTGTGACTCCTTTGTCACGAGCGGTGCAACGGGCCCTTTGGGCCCTCGGGGAGTGGCGTCCCCGCACCTTGCGAAACCTTACCTATGGTGAGGGAGTATGCATGTGAGCCGGTTGATGGGTGGGACTGGGACCTTCTTGTATTACGAGAAGAGATGCCTACAGAACAACAGCGAATTGCGCGACGGAGGCGCCGGCAGGCGCGGGCAGCAAGGAGGAGAGACACACGGGCGCCGGCGGTGACCGTGTCTTACAGGAATCCTCCTCGTGTGCGCACTGCCCC